CTCTTTTGAATTATGTGTACTATTCCAACTCTTACAATCTTTAAAATTTTTAGCTAAACTAATATTTACACTAAACATACTATCTCTTGTTGGATAAGGTCCTTTTTTTTTATAGTAGTAACCCAAACCCATTTATATTCAACACCATCGCATAACACCCCTCCTTTCATAAATCTTCGTCCATATATATTTTGTAGATTTTTTTTTGTATGACCCCTCCCACGACCACGCCTGCCCGTGACACGACTATATCTTTTTGAAACACGAACTTTTTTGCCTCTATATCTTAAATGCTTTCCGGCACGTTTCGTATATCTCCTCCCACGCCTTGTGCGTATTACACGTTTACCACGCCTGCTTAATTTCATTATATAATAGCTGAATAATATTTAAAAATATTTTATATATAATGAAAATTGTTCTCTGTGATATATAACTATATCTACAATATCTACAACATCTAACAAATATATTTCTTAAATCTACCATTATGGTATAATGTGTCGATAAATATGGCAAGTAACATTGGGAATTGCCAAGCCGAAAAGATACGATTATGTGTATTATTTTTTGAGAATAGACAAATTACCATAATGTAAAAACTAATGATGAGGCATACAAATAGAAGAACTATAAATAATCCTTGTATTATGTTTAATTTATTCATATAATTGGTAAGTAACAACATTAGTAAAATGTAATTTATAATATGTATATAAAAATATTTTATATTACCAAAAATGGTTGTATGTATATAATTTCTAATAATTTCTAATAATTTCTAATAATTTCTAATAAATCATATTGTATTGTAATGAATACAATATGGATATAAAGTCTCTCCCATACGCATTATGAGTTGCTATAAAGTGACCCGAGTTAACCAGATTAAATGCGAAGAGGGGTGGGGAATCCTACGAGGTTGGCACCGATACCGAATCCAGCACCAGTTCTTGCAGAAACGGCTAAACTAGGAACGTATACATCCAAGATGGCAAAGGTCGCGGCAGCAACCAGAGAAATCAAGGCAATTTCGTCGAATTTGAGAGAACGAGATGGGATTGAGTAAGCGACAATCGCTACGCAAAGACCCTCGATGATATACTTAATAAAACGCTTAAAAAGCTCACTAAAGTCAAGTGTTCCGTACATTATAAATATAATATAGAAAAAAATATTATTTTTTGTTGCTAAATATAATTATATAATTAATATAATTAACATAATTAATATAATTAACATAATCAAAAGTTTAACTATTGAAAATAGAATCGAAAAATATTAAAGCGTAAACTAACTTAAAATGATTTATTAAATATATTTATATAATAAAAACATAATAAATGTCATACTCTAATAAATTGCCCGATGGTGTAACGCCTAAGTATCTCCAAGATGGGAAAGAGAATCCTAAATACGTCGACCTTTTGGAGGAAGATAAGCCGATTGCTGGACAAAAGTTTGTTTGTTTGTCATTTGTCTCTCCAGAACATATTATAAAACAGAAGGAGCATTTTCTTTTCGAGGAATTTATCAAACAATGGGAATTTAAGAAATCGATGGAGAAGTTCACGCAATTTCTAAACTTTATTTCATTTAAGTATTCTGTGTCATTTGACAAATTGACTGCCGATTTTCAGGATTTTAATAAAGAAGAGGGCGCTGCTATTGCTAAGGCATCTACTATTAGCGACGACTATAAGACGTTCATTGATAACAATGAAGAAGTATTGGATCAGCAGTTTGGCGAACAACATAATTTTCAGACGTCGGTGCGTGGTATTAAGGTACGCGGCGTTTTTTCCACACAAGGCGAGGCAGAGCTTCGTTGTAAATTGCTGCGCGAGGTAGATCCCAATCACGATATTTATGTAGGGCAGGTGGGTATGTGGGTTCCTTTTCATCCCGAGGCATATAAGACAGGGCGTGTAGAATATATGGAGGAGACACTAAACTCTCTTATGTCTGATAAGAAGAAGAATGAGGATATGGCGAAACAGGATTTCGATAAACGGGTGCGCGAAGCAAAACAGAAAGCAATTGAGGAAAATATGAAAAAAGCCGAGGAATCCGGTAATAAACTTACACAGACAATTAATAATAAAGGTGAGCTTGTTGGTGTGGCAAATGTTGCGAACTTTGATGGACTTGATGATAATTCTACGATGGACGACATTAAAAAGAGTATGTTTGATTCGGAAAATGTTGTTTTAGATAAGAATAGTGACCACGGGTTGTCAAAACTTACAAATAAAATTGATAATTAATTGATAATTAATTTATTATAATTCTTACCACATTGTGTTGTTTTTAGTTAAATTCATAGAGTCTTAACAATTGATTATATTGATTATTTTGTTTATTATATGTTATTTGTAATATAATATATAATATTTAATTAATATATATCCAATACAAGGTTATTATAACCTCTTATATTAATATGGTCAAGGTAAAATCGACAAAAATATTTTCATTACATTCGAAAATAATAAAATCATTCTCTAGTCCTGGTAAACTTTTCAAATTTTTTTTCATATTAATATCAATCATATTGTCTATTATATTGATTTACTTTTTATGTAGATGGGCAAATAAGGCAATATACATTTATCGTCTGAAAAACGATTTCAATAAATTACAAGCGATTGGCGTGGATGTTAAAAATTACGACATAATATACATTAATGAAAACAAGAAAAAGCATATAATGAATAATTCCAAAGTCGTCGGAAAGGAAAACAACCGGTTCAAAAATAAAAATGCGATTGGGTATGTTCCTGGAAAATATATCGTTTTAGATATAGATACCAAAGACGGTATAGAAAGTGCCGATTTTTTAATAGATAAAGTCCCAAAAGATACTGTATCCGAGAAAACACCGAATGGATATCATTATTATTTTGAAAATGATACAGGCAACCCAATTGAAACATATGTGCAGTTGATAATTAATGATGTGAAATACTCAGTGGACATATTGGGCAGAAATAGCTTAATAACAATGTCGCCTACAAATATAAATGGTAAAGATTATTATTGGATAAATAGTATATTTACACATAAGCCAGCAAAATTATCCGAGAATAAATGGTTGCTCGAATTGATAAAAGACAATAAACCATTTAATCGCAAGTTTGACAGTGTTGATTTAAATTTAAATATAACCGGTGCACTTATAATAGTTGATAATGTAAATATAGAAAGTCAATTTAGATTTATGTTTGGTCAGTTGAAAAGATATTCTGAAAAAATAAAAATATTTGATGGTGTAATCTATAACTATGATAATAATTACTATTATTTTACAAAAACATCATTTGATAAAATCAAGAAAAAATCATATTTAATGGACGAATTGAAACGCGTTATCACATTATTGCGACCGTCATATATAATAGATTTGTCTATTATATACAGTAATTATTTACGACCATCGAGTATAGTACAGTTTTCATCTGCTATTATTCACAACGATTTCACTAACTATAAAAACGTAAAATCTATGGAAGATTATATACAAATAAAAACAATAAGCAAAAATACGAAATATTTAACAACAGACACCATCACCATAAATAATTTTTCGAACGATAATGTTAAAACCGCAATTGATGATATATTTGGAAATACTGACAGTCGTAGCGATAATAATACAAATACAAATACAAATAAAATATTGCTTGGTCCTGAAAGTATATATCTTACTATATTCTTATCTAATCATTTTAATATACCTGCTATGTGTTTAGGCGTGGTTTCATATACGGATCCGAAAACAGGAAAAGTACCCTCAAAGGAGATTGATAAACTTACAACAACATTTTTCACACTATTTTAGAGTAAATTGTGCGACGTGCGCTGTACCTTTACCATTTATTTTTCTTGACTTGAATTTTAGGCCCTTGTCCTTTACGTTTCACATTACTTGGGTCGTATTGTTCCTCTTCTTCGTCTGATATAATATCTTTGGACATTTCCCAGAATTCTTTAGCGCCCAGTTTAAACGGGCCATGCGTCTGAGCTTTATACCAAAAAATCTGGTCGTGTAATTTGTTTGATTTTGCATTATTGTTTATTACAAGACATTCATAATTTTCTGTACATTGGTCCATTACTTGGCAGAAACTTTCAAATGTTGGAAACATACCTGCATAATTCTCATATATTCTTTTGCGATTCCCAATATAGGGTTCTCGTAATATAAATACATAGTCAATATTAGTTCTTAAATTTGGCGGTATACCGAGTGGATACTGCATAGTTATTACGAGCATAATTTTCCAATGACGTCCGTTCATAAAAAGAAGACGCATCATCACATCTTTTGTCCATTTATTATCGAAAAGACAGTCATCTAATACAACAAATGTTCGTGGGTCGATTGTGCTGCGTTTATATGTTTCAATCTCTTTTTTCATTTGTTTTAATACTGCTTTCTGGCGCTTTAATATATTTTCTATTATTGCGGTATTGTAAGCGTCGTGAATAAAAAGTTTAGGGACGTGTTCTCCAAAAAAGCCATTCCCTGCTTCTGTTCCTGATATAACGGTGCCTATAGGAATATCTTGATGATAATACATTAAATCTTTTACTAAAAAACTTTTACCTGTATCACGTCGACCAATAAGCACAATAACAGGACCTTTATTTTCATCTGGTCTAAAACTAATGGAACGCATATCAAACTTTGCTAATTCTAATCCGACACTCATTAATATTATTTGATTCTGAAGCTCTAATATACTAATATAAATTAAAAAATACAATTATTATGAACGCATATATAATTTTTTATAATATAATAAGCCTATTATATTATATTATATAAGTCTATTATATTAGAATGAATTTATTATTTTTAGAAAACCTGTCAAGGAGTTTAATTACTTTTTCATTACTTTTGCAGTTATTTACAATGGTAACCAAAAAAAATATTAAAATAAATGGTTATGCGTTTGTTACTTATTCATTTAGTTCATTTCTTATGGCATATGTATATAAAACAAAAGATGTGTATTTTACAAACAAAGTCCTATTTAAAATATTTAACTCTACTGTTTTATTTATTATCGGAATATTAGCACTAAAATAAAATATCCATACTATTAATTATTAATTATTAAATAATACTTAATGTATTTTAGACTAATCAATTAGTTTGAAACATAATAAAAATATGTATTGAATTAAATAATTAAGAGTATGGATATTGATAACGACGACACTATTTCCTCTTCCGGAAAAGGAACATTTTCTCTGTATTATAGAAAAATCGATAATTCTGGATTTTTCTCTTCTTTAGAAGATTCTGAGCTTGAAATAAAAAATAGTAAAAATTACATTCCGATATATGAAAACTATTTTAATTTCAATGAAACCAATTATAATTCTATCAATTTAAATCAGCGATATTATGTATCA